AAGACAAATGTCTCAGGCGGAAACTGTCCTTTCAGAAGTTCCTAAATGGATTACAATGTTCATATCTGTATTTGCCGTAATTGCTACTATGGCTGTCGGGTACGGAACAACTCAGACTCGTATAGATGCTGTTGCAACTAGACAATCTGAACACTCAACTACTATCAATACTATAGAAAGAAAAATAGTACTTGTTGAAAAAGAATTGCTACGAGATAGGATTACAATAGAATTTATACAGGGTACAATGGTTGAATTAACTAACCAATCCTCAGAAGCTCTAGAAATTAATCGTAAAATTGTAGAATTTATTAAAAAAATTGATAACAGAGAGAATCAAAAATGAAAATTAAATCAACTGTAGGTCATAACTTAGGTTTGTTTGCAACTTATGTAGAAGGAAAAGGTGTAGCTCAGCGAATTCAAATTGTTTCTGGATCAACTTTGGAGTTAGAAGATTCTGTTTGGGCAATGTATGCCAAGGCAGCTTCTGGTCCTTTAGAGTCCGGTGCTCTTGTTATTGTTGAAGCTGTTAAAAAGACTGATGCTGAAGTTAAAGCTGAGAAAGATGCTGCTGTTAAAGCTGCTAAAGCTCTTATAGCTGAAGACAGTAAGCCAACTGATAAGGGAAAGTAATATGACTGCTACAGTTGTAAGCTTTGGAACACGCTTCCCAGAATTCTGTGATGTAGATGACGATAGAGTACAACTGTTCTTGGATGATGCCGCTTTACTAATGGGTACAGACGATGGGCGATGGTTAGACTTTTATAGTGTCGCTCATGCGTATCATGCAGCTCACTTGCTTACTGCGGGTGAAGCTTCTGAGTCTGGAGACTATGGCATTTTAGCTCCTGTCAAGAGGCAGGAAGTTGATGATGTTGTTATAGAAAGTGCTATTGGAAATATATCGGCTACTGCTGATGACTATTTCTCCACTACCTATGGTAAGCGTTACATTCACTATCGTAAGATCTGTTTTATGGGTCCAGTGGGAGTTTAACATTATGGCTAGTATGAATATGCGTAGGGCCTTTAATAGTAAGATGCTAACAAAGATCAAAAAGTATTCTATTACTGGCGGAGCTTATGATGTAGACAACAATTGGATTCAAGGGCAGGCTTCAGTATCTAATATTTATGGTGTGATAAAAGCAGGTAATAAGTTTTCTCAATTTGATGAAGGTATATCCAAACACTTAGATGAGGGTGGCATACGTAATAGTGACTATTGGTCTTTGTACGTAGTCAATAAATACTCCTTAGAAATGAATGATAAGGTATACTTTCACGGCAGGTACTACAACGTCATGCAACAGTCAGATGAAAGAGAGTTCGGATTTCATTCTTACCTAGTAGAACGTGTACACAATTGGGAGCCGCCATCATGAGGTCTGACGTAAAAGCTCTACAAGTTATGATAGATTCGATGGTCGGTATTGAAAAGTTCTCCTATCCATCAAGACAGAATGAAGCTCCAAAACCACAGGACGAGTTTGCACACATAACTCTTCTTGAGGAATATCAAATAGGTTTGCCAGTTAATGGCATACTAGAACAAACAGATGAGATTACTACATACAGGACTATCAGTCCAGCTCGGCTTAGGCTTAGAGTTGGAGTAGTAGATACTGACGGTGTAGCCTCCTCAAAGATCATGCATGGTTGGACATCGGAAGCTATGAAAGCTTTAATGATTTCAACTGGCTACGGTTTTATCAGCTGTCACCCACTGTCAAATGAAGATGCCAAACTTGAAAAGGAATGGGATTTTAGGCAAGGGTTTTCAGTTGAGTTGTATACTACCAGAGTCTATGATCAGACTGTAGACAACATACTACAGTTAGAGATATCTGGAGAGTTTGTCACACCGCAACTGGACACAATCCTTTTGCAAATCAATATAAACGAAAATTAACAAGGAACAATTATGGCGATTGAAATTACTGAATTTGCCAATGTCTCTATCTCTGTATCTCCTGTTGGAGTTGGTGCTGGAAACTTTGGTATCTTAGGTTTTCTAACCTCAGATTCAGACCTTAACATTGCTGGTAAAGGTATCCTCCCAGCTGAACGTGCTAGATCTTATACTAGCTTAGCAAGTGTTGGTGGTGATTGGCAGGCTTCTTCAGAAGTCTACAAAGCTGCTACTGCCTTCTTTTCTCAGACCCCTACCCCAACTGACTTTCTAGTTAAAGTATGTTACGAAACTGCTCAGCCTTCTACTTTGGTTGGTGGCGGTTCTGACACTGCTGCTGAGTTGATTGCTGCCACTTGGAATGGTTCCGGTGAGCTTTCCATGAATATCGAAGGAGTTGATGTTGTCATCACTGACTTAGATGTATCTGGTGCTGCAACTTCTGACTACGCTGGTGTTGCTGGCGAGCTAGAAGCTATTATCTCTGCTATTGTTGTTGGCACAACTGTTACTCACAATGGCTACCAGTTTGTAGTAACTGCACCCACTTCTGGTGTATCTTCTACAATGACTGCTCCTGCTTCTACTGAAGCTACTGTTGCATTGGGGTTAGCTGTTCAGCTTGCTTCTGTTTCTCCTGGCATTACCGTTGAAACTCCTGTTGATGCATTGGCTGCTACTCTTGCAAAAGGAATAGTAGATGTTGGTCTAGTTACTAACAAGAAGTGGCGTGACGTTGTTGGTGTTGCTACTGGCAGCTCAACTACTGACATTGCTATGTGGGCTGAAGGCGCTAAGCGTATCTTCTGTAACACTACTAATGATCTCACTACCCTTACTTCTGGCACTAGTCACATTGCTGCTGACCTTAAAAGTAGAGCTTTGCGTTTTAGCTTGACTACTTTCTCTAAGGATGCTACTGCATATCCTTCAGCGTCTGTCTTTGGTCGTGCTGCATCTGTAAACTTCTCTGCGATCGGTTCAACCATCACTCTTAACCTCAAGCAGATGCCGGGTATAGCTGCTGAAAACTTGACTCCATCTGAGTTTGCTAGCATGAAGTCACACTTCTGTTCAGCTGTTGTACAGATTGGTTCAAGTGTTAGTGCATATACTGACAGCCGAATGGCTTCAGGTTCATGGCTAGACACTACTCACGGAATATTGTGGTTAGAGAACCGTTGTGAAGCTGACATGTTTAACCTTCTGTATGTGTCTGGAACTAAGCTTCCTTATACTCAGGTAGGTATTAACACTGCTGCTGCAACTCTTGAGCGTAGCTTACAAGCTGCTGTTCGTAATGGTTTGGCTGGTCCCGGAACTTTAGCTGACGGAACATACTTGTCAGAGGGTTTCGTTGTTGAGTCCGTATCATTGGCTAACACCCCAGTGAGCGACAAAGGTAACCGCATGTATAAGGGCTTGTCCTTTAAGATGGTTGGTGCTGGCGCAATGCATGAAGTCGAAGTTTCAGGTCAATTCTCAGAGTAACTAATAGGAAAACATTATGTACCAATATAGTTTCGCCAATGTTGACCTCATTATTGAGGCTAACTATCCAGACATGCCAGCAGGAAGCCCCTCTTCGTTTAAGATTCAGGGATTCGCAACTGGTGAAAACCTAATAAGTATTGCACGAAGAGCACCGATTGCTACACAAACTTTCGGAGCTTATGGTGATATGGTTGTTAACATGCAACGTATCCGAGCTGGTGATCTGGCTTTTCCAGTACTTCAAAATGCTTTAGAAAACAAGTACTTGCAGGACTACGCAAACTACTTCCAACAGCAAGCTGATGACAATGGTCAGCTGGTCTTCCCTATTCAAGCTAAGTTAGTTGATAACATGGGTAAGGACACTTGCAAAATGGAAAATGGAGTTATACTTGCTATGCCTCCTATGATGCGTGGACAGACTATGTCTACTGTAAACTGGGTACTAACATTTGAAACCGTGACTTTCAACAGAGAGCATGGCGGAGATTTAGCCCAACTGGGTGCCTAGCACTTAACTGTACAAGAATTGCCCAACCATCCTCGGTTGGGCTTTTTTATTTACCAAGGAGAAAACTATGTCAGAAGATTATCACGCTACCTTAAGAGGTGGACAAGAGATTTACATACCAAGCTGGTCTGCAAAGGTCCAGTACAAGAACATGATGCAAGTTTGCAAGTACTTAGGTCAAGCAAATGTTGTTGCAATATCAGCCCTAGATGTACCAGCTACCGTAGTAGCTTTAATGGGTTCTGATGAACCAGATGTCACAACTGATCTGGTACTACACTTTATTCAACAGGCCCGTATTGACGGATCTAAGATTGATACAAACAAAGCTGAAGAGCTTGGCATGACACTCATAGCTGAACTATTCACACACGTAATACATTCACAGTACGCTGATTTTTTCGAATCAGGTCTAGCAAGGGACACCTCCCAGAGCACTTAGCATCTGGAGGGAGTCAAGTGTTGCCGGTAGATTATAATAGTATATACCCAGAACTGAATGGCTACTTGATAAAACCCTTACTAGTAAATCCTCCAATGTGTACGCTTAAGGAGTTGTCTGACGGAACGTATAACCTGTACGACTTAGAGGTTATGCACCAGATCATAGAGATCAAACAGTACAACCCTATAGTACTCGAACAAATCAAACCACAGTAAATAAGGAATAGAGCTATGGCTGACAAAGATAATGTAGATGGAAAGTATCCTAGCTCTAAACCTAAAAGAACATTAAGCCTTAAGGG